ACCCGTCGTGCTGGCTGCTGTAGACGACCACCGACCACCAGACGCGCCAGCAGATCCATCAGACACACCATCAGCACCAGCCCAAAAGCCCCCACGAAACACCCGCACACGAATCCGAATTGTGCGTCGTGGTTCCAGATGTCTGCCCAGCTGTAACCGCTCATGACTTGCCCTCCCGCAATCGGACGCACCCCAACGCATCACTGAGCAGTTCATATCGCAGGTCATCTGCAGCTGCGACATCGCCTGTCAAATCGCCGTCTGCATCAACGATCGGATACCATCCCCAGCAGCAGGGACAGGTTTCCGCCAGTTCAACTGTCATGTGCTCGCCTTGATGCTCATCCAGCCATGCCTGCAATTCGTCTCGCTCTGTAGCCATGTCCCGTCCCCTCAATCAAATCGTTCCGCAGAAAAACCCCGCCGCACCATGCGAGCGGGAACGTTCACTAGATCAGACAAATTTTATCTCGACAACATATCCTTCGTTCAGCAGGAATTCGATGTCGCCTGTTCCGCTCCACGCCTGCGCAGTAGCATTGAACACAAATCCACGCTTCTTCAAAAACTTGACAGAGTACGAAAAATCTTTGTTGGTCACTGTGACAGTCATCGTCATTCCCTCGTGTTCGGTCGTCACTCAATCCCGCGTGTCACACTTTGCGACTCGCATGGTGGGATAGTACGTGTATCGTCACATTGTGTCAATACCTTGAAGAAAGATTTTCGGAAAATAATTCCAGTTCGTCAAAACAGCACCCCCTGCCGCAGTCGCTCGCGTGCAATCTCGCAATACTCCGGATTGATTTCGATCCCCAGATATTGCCTGCCCATCAGCTTTGCCATTTTTGCAGTGGTGCCGCTGCCGGAAAACGGATCGAGAACCAGATCGCCTTCGTTTGACCACGAAAGAATGTGGTCGCGGGCAAGTGCTTCGGGGAAGATCGCGGGATGCTTTCCTGTGCTGTCGCTCTCTTGGTTGACATAATACCCCCATACATTTCCGGGCACACACTCAGCCGGAACATGGCCGAGTGTGTGCTTTGGTTGCAAGTCGTCCCTACCTCCGTTTCTCATCGTGCCGCCACGTAGCTTCCCAGCGCTTGCCGCCTTTACCTTGATCGCATTCCATGTGTTCGGCTTTCCTCGCGATATGACAAACACAAACTCAAACGCCTGCTCATAGCGGCCGTGATTCAACGGCGGTGGATTCAGTCGCTCGTAGATCATCGTATCATGCAACCTAAACCCGATCTCCATAAACCTGAGTGCCTGCCGGAATGATGTCCCTGTCTCGCTGCCGTCAACAGTCGCATCGTTCACCACCCAGACCACCACACCTCCGGGTTTCGTGACTCGCCACAACTGCTGTGCCACGCCTTCGAAGTCCCACGAATGCCCGCCGTAGGTCCGCAGATTGTCATATGGCGGGCTGGTGACTGTCAGGTCAATACACGCATCCGGCAGCGTCCGCAGCGTGTCCACGTTGTCTCCGCAGATGATTTGATTGACTGGTACCGTCACCGCTCAACCCTCCTCAACAAAACCACGCCGTCCCCCTGTTGCGTCGCGCTAAACCGATGCCTGCTGTGGTAATTGCTGCGCACAGCCCGCACGTCACGGTCAATCACGCCGGACACTGTGACCTGTTCACCGGGCCCGAGTCCTCGCAGTGCCTGCACGATCCGCAGGTATTGTTCAGACCGGACACGCCGGAACCTGACCTGCAGCAGCCCCTTCAGGACGTGATGCTGCCCGTCTACACGCACCAGCCTGAACCTGTACCGCTGCCCGGTCTGACGTGCGATTCCGTTGGCTCGCACAACCGCGGCCCGCAGCTGGCCCGCGTCGCCCTCAATAGGCCTGCTGACGCCCACCTGCCAGTTCTCGCTGTCGTGGATTGTCACCGGCACCACATGCGACACCAGCACACCGCCGCAGACGCTCCGGCAGATCAGACGGCTTGCGGATTGCGTTCGGCTGTTGTGCCTGCTGACGGATCGGTGGACGGCTGACTGCTGCCGACCGTCGCAACGGATCAGCAGTTCCGCGCCCACTGGCAGGGCGTCCAGCCCGTGATGTTGAATCAATTGCTGGCTCATTCTGGCAAGCTCCTTCCCGGCTCGCACACCGTCACACGATCCAACACGCGATCGTAATCGTACTCCTCTTGTCTGTTGCCCTCTAAGACACGGACACGATGCCGCGTCCGTGCCTGGCGTTCCTGCAGTGCACGCCTCTGGACTTCGGCAGCGTAGGCTGCGTAGTCCTGTGGATCGTCGTCCTCGCGGTCGCCCTGCTCCATGAATTTTCGTTCGGTCCAGCGGCTCACCGCACGCCCTCCACGTATTCCCCGGTCTCCGGATTGAATTCGCATCGAACGTCCACCAATCTCATGCCCGTCAATTTTGCGGGTCGTTTTTCCAACGGCCCTGTCAGCGTTGTCTCAGTAACTATCGCTTTGCACGAAACGGTTCGCACAACGCCATCCACCAACGCTGTCACCTCAACGCGAATCAACTGCCCGACATCAATCGGCGTGATGTATTTGTCAAGACTCACCGCTCAACCCTCCTTCTGCCATCCTTCAGCCCCCTGCCACGGCACGGAATAGGTGCCCTTGCCACTCAGCACGGTGTCGGACAACGTGCCCAACACCATCCTCGAAACCCGCAGCCGTTCCCGCAAGTCGCGGACTTCCGCGGCCAGCTGGTCCCGCTCAGCTGCGACTCGTTCCAGTTCACTCAATGCCTGTTGCTCTGTCATGGCACCTGTTCCTCCGCGTCGTTGTCGATCAATCGCGCCCGCAGTCGTCGCATGTCGCCCTCGATCCGGCTGACGCGTGTCAATGCGTCGCACAGTGCCGCGTTGATGCGGGCAATCTCCGCCTGCAAATCCGCAGGCGGTTCCGGTGTTGGTGCTGGTGCTGGCTGCTCAACGTCGCCGTCAACGTAGATCCTGATGATGGTCATCACTGCACCCCCGCTGCGCTTGCCACGATTGCCGCCAGCCCTTCCTGCCGTGTTGCGTAGCGTGCATCAATCCACGCCACCACCGCAGGCGGGAGTTTCACCACGCACGTCACCGCGTCGCGGCTGTGCTTGCGAGGACGCCCCATCACGGGCTTCGTCTCGGTCTTCTGCTTTGCCTTCTTCATCGGTCGCCCTTTCGTTTCTTTGCAAACTGTTCCACCTGTTCCGCGGCCTCACGAATCCGCGTCAACTCCTGCACCAAATGCCGCGCCGCCTGTCGGCCACGCACGGACAGCCACGTTGCTGACGTAAGCCGTCCCAACTCCTCCACCAGATCCTTGACGATGTCATCAGTCACGGTCGCCCTTTCATTGAGTAAACACACTTCACACCGCGAGCCCTCCCACGGACACAGCGGCTGTCTGCACGTTTCGCACAGTTCGTTCATGGCCTCAATCTCCGACAGACAACCATGCCGTCTGTGACTGCCTGATGCCGTTCACAAATTCAATCACGCGCACCCCGCAAAAATTGACCTTTGAACAGTCGTGTACCGCATGATTATTAACCCACATGCGGTCAAAATTTCCGGCGTAGATTCGGGCAACGCTCCTCGCCTTTTCCTCGCTCGCAAACAACTCCAACGGGATGTCACACTCATCAAATTCCGCCACCACCAACCAGACTTTTCCCATGCGTTCCCCTCGCTGACAAATCGCCAAAACCCCCGGCAGAACGCCTGCCAGGGTAGGTGTCGTCTGTCACTGTTGCAGATCGCGATGGACCGCTCGCCAGTCTACCCGCACGCCGGGCACAAATACCCTGCTGGAAATCTGCGTGCCACGGCCTGTCACCAGCCACCCGCGTCGTCGGGCCAGCAGACCGAACTCACGCCAGCCCTGACATACTGATTTGCCGTTTGCCGTCCTAAACCAGCCTCCGCCGTTGCGCTGAACACCAGCAACATCCGCGATAACCTGGAGCATGTGTGGATTGTCCATCGTCCTGTCCCCTCGTTCGTTGTTTGTTTGTCGTTCACTTGCCACGTGTCAGATCATACTATTGTTTTCGGAAACTGTAAAGCCCTGTCTTGAAGATTTTTGAAAAATAAAAAACCCCGCGTTTTCGCGGGGTTTCGGGGTCTCATTTTGTTCGCCATGCTATTCCGGATCGACCAACACGCCCGGCACAATCAGCAACCCGGATTGCAACCACGGCCTGAACAGTGCTCCCGGCACTGTGTAGGATGTCGCGCCCTTGCTGCCCCACGTTCGCGTCCACCTGACTGTGCCTGTTGTCCGGCTGTGACTCGCAATGCCTGCTGCGCAGTATTGACTGACATTCTGAAATTCAATTGTGACGGAATTCGTCAGCAGGTAGTTTGGATTGATGTAGCTTTCCGTGTTGCCTGCAGCGTTGGCAAATCCTGCAAAACGAATTACCAGCCCCACGTCAAACAATCCATAATCGGTGTTCCCGATTATTGCCGCAGGACCACCCAGCGGATACATGACCACGTTGTCAGTCACGCCGCCTGTGTTGGCCGTGAATATGTTGTCCAGTGCTGTTTTGATCTCGGTTGAAGTCGCGTCCCAGTCCAGCCACGCCGTTGTTTTTGTTGTCAACCCGCTGCGTGCAAACTTAAACCGGAACTGCGTAGTCAGTGCTGGCTTCACCCAATCCGTCGTGTACCATCGCCAGACATACGCGCGGGCATTTGTGTTGGCGATCATTGCCGGCGTGGTTGATGGTGGTATGAACTTCACGCCTGCAACGTTTGTATCAACAATTGAATAATAGCCGTCTGCATCTGTTAGCACAGGGTATTGCCAATATGCGACGCCGTGCAATTGCGTCGTACCGTCATACACGCGGCTGCCGTCCAGATTGTACGCAAATAAACCGGTTGGACCTGATGCAGTTGCCGTGTATCCTGAGACGCTCCAGTTTGTGCTGCTGCCTTCATGATAGTAGGCGCCCGGAAACTTGCCTGTACCAACTACGGACGAATCCGATGCCGTTGCCGTGCCGTCTGCAATCGTGACCTGTGCAATGCAACGGTTGCCGGCTGTAAATGCCGCACGCTTAAAATCAATCAGTTGTTTATCGCCCTCAACGTTCGACAGCCTGATATATTGAACGTTCACCCACTTCTGCCAGACCGCTGACCACGGCCCTGTCGTTTCCCAGCCTTCCACGTACAGCCCGTTCGTCGTCAAAACAGCCACGCGGTTGTTTGCACCAGCCCGGATGTCATCAATACCGTCACGCGCTGCGTAGTTGCTGGTTGGAACGCTGCCGGTATTGTCCACCAGCTTTGGCGGTGCCGATCCGTTCCGCAGTCCGAATTCATAGCCGACGCTGCTTGTGATCAGTCCCGTCCCGGTGTCGTATCGTGCCGCGATACCGTATGTCGGACGCTGAATCGTGTACCCTGCTGAACCACCGACGCATGTTCCGGGAATGCCAACATCTCCTGGATTGCCGGGTGTCGCTGGTGCCGTTGCTACAGCTCCACCTGTGCAGCTGTCGGTGTTCAGTCCCCAGTAGTCTCCGGTTGGTGGCGGACTCAAAACCCAGTCCCATGTTGACGTGCCACCTCCGGCGCCAACTGTAACAGCGTATTGATGATCCACCTTCACGCCGTCAATATCGCCAGTCGCTGCGGACCACGTGACGCTAATTTCAATTTTGCGGTGTGGCCACGGTCCCCCTGTTGCGGTCGCTGCTGTGCAGTCTGCAGTTGCCTCAAACGCTGCTTCAACATCTGCCGCTGTGGCGTTGTATTGCAGTTCAATCACTTCCAGACTGGTTTTTGTACGTATGTAAACCTTGCCGGCCTGCTGAATGTGAGCGTGTAGAATATACTCTTTGTCGGCTGTGTCGGTCGTGTAGTCCACCCACTCAATCGCCACCGCACGATTGCCCAGAATCACGTAATCGCCACCGGACAACGCTGCAGCATTCCGGATGCTCATGGAATAGTAATCCGGCCCGGTGATCAGCGTGAAACTGTTGTCTGTCCCGTCCTGCTGAAACAGTCCGTCTATCGTCGCCGTTTCAATAACGGTGCCGTCCGTTGCGTCCAGTTTCACCAGTGCAATTGATTCGCGGCAGTTCGCCGCCAGTGCTCCGGCTGTCCTGGCTGGTCGCGTGACGTAACTGTTAGCCGTCCCTATTGCCTGCAGCGCAACCAAAACAAACCGGTTTTTCGTGACGCTCAACGCGGCTTCGATGCCTGTGATTTCGTCGGTGCCGTAGTGCTCACGCCAAAATGAACCGTGCCCGTATTCCCAGACAGTCGTTCCGTCGCTAGTGTCCAGTCCTTTGATCGTCGTTGGCCGGCGTTCGCCGATGCAATTGCAACACCTGCCCATCAGCATAACTCAGCCCCCGCAATCCAGACTCACCAGCCTCCATTCGCCATCCATCCATCGACAATACACGATGTCGCCTGTGAATCCCTCGATGTGCTCCATTCGGTTGACCACGGTTTCGGTTCGGCCCGTATCAACCATGTTGCCGCTGGTGTCCTTGCCCCAGATGTTGACGGTTGCCGTTCCAGGGGTCGTGCTAAAACTTGTGGCCTTCGCCAGATTGCCGGCCAGTTTACCAGACAAATCCAATGGCTGAATAACCTGCTGCCCCTGCATCCGGTCAATAATCCGCGCAACAGACTGCGCCAACGCATTCAACGCGGCTGCCGTCAGTCGTTGCCCTGGCTGAAATGCCGGCGGTGTGCGGTCTGCCTGCGTCATGTCTGCGAAGTCCACAACGTGTTAAAGTCGAACGTCTGAAACATGGTTTCCGAACTGTCGGCGGACAACACTTTGTCATAATCCGCCGTGTCTGGCCTGTACTGATGATTCCACCCGTAAATCGTTGTGCCTGCCGGACTGGCCCCCGTGCGTGCGGTGCTGCTGAACGCCTTCTGTGCCTTTTCAATGAATGTCAGCGTCAGTTTTCGCGTGCTCCATTGCCCATCTGTCGATAGCGTGACTTCGTCCTTCAATCCATCAAACAACAGCGTTTCAGGCTGGAATACCTGTGGGCTTCCTGGCAGCCTGAACGCCAGCGAATTCACACACCCTTTCATGTTGCCCAACGTTACCCACGGCACCACCTGCACCTGATTCCACGTCACGGTGTGCATGGTCACGCTGTCCGGGACTTGTTGGTTGATGTCTGCCGGCAGCAAAGCGCTGTCAGATTCCCATTTGCACCCGCGGCCAGGTATTGTTCGGAATTCTGTGTTGCTGTCTTGGTTGTACGTGCACCACGTCCCCGCGGGTAACGGTGTCGGGTCGTTCGGGTCGCCGGCCTGCAGCTGGTCTGCCTGTAGTGGCGTATAAACGAACGTGATGACGGCCAGCGTTCCGTCGTGCGTGATGATGTCTGTGTTTGGATCTGATACCGAACCAGCGGGCAAATTGCTTACCCGTGAAATTTCAAATGAATCGGCCAGCACACCCGGCCACAGCGTACTGTACGACGCCGGCAGACCGAACGGCCCTGAACGCATATGCTCGGCGACGAAATCCCACCGGTCATTCCATGCCGTCAGGAAAATCCGCGTCAAATTGAATTTGCCGGATCGGTCGCCGGACTCCTTCGGGCTGTCCTCATGCTCTTGGAACGTCGGATACGGCATTCTGTCACCCTAAGATCGCAACGCCGGCCAATCCGCCGGACACCGCGCCCAGAATCTGTTTGTTGACTTCCACAGCCTGCTTCTGCACGGCCAGTTGCTCACGCGCTATCTTGTCCGCTTCGGCCTGCTGCACCAGCCTGTCCTGCAGGCTGCGAAACATTTCGACGGCCCCGCCCCTCTGAACCTGTGCCTGTGCCACGGCCTGTACTGCCGCTGTTGCCGCAACGTCAGCCACGAACTCAGTCGGCGGTGCCTGCCCACGGTCCTGCTGCGTCTGTGCCAGCTGTCGCTGCTGCTCAAGACTCTTCCGGCCTTGTTCCTGCCGTGCCTCAATTCGCAATCGACGGGCAAGCTCTAATTCGTCCGCTATCGCCGTTCGCTCTGATGATCTCGCCTTGCTGGCTGACAACTTGAATTCCGGCAACTCCATTGATTCCGCTCGCCCCAGCAACACCTGCGGGCTTAGGTTGTTAGCAATCACAATGCCTGCTGACTTGGAGTAATTCACCAACTCAGAAATCCATGTGCGAATGTCATCGAATAGCAGTTTCAGCGTATTTGGTGCCTGTGCAAACGTCGTAGCGATTGCAATTCCGAGATCGGCAATGTTGTCCTGCACTTCCTGGAACATGGCTTTCGCGTTTGCGACGAACGATGCCGCGCCGCCGCCAATGTTGTCGAAGCTCTGTGCAGTCCCGTTGATTGAATCCAGCATCGCATTCAGTTCCGGCAACAATGCCGAACCGATTGCTATGGCTGTCATCTCCACGTTGGTTTTGAATTTGCTGTACGCTCCGGCTGTTGTTGCGGCCAGTCGGTCGTTCATGCCGGCCAGTCGTCCGCTGCCTGTTGTCAGGCCCTCCAATGCCTTCGCCACCATGTCGAACGAAATCAATCCGGCTTCCATGTCTTTCTTTAGATCGACCATGCTCCGGCCCGTCATCTTGCTAATCTCAAACAGCGGACTGAATCCGCTGTTGATCAGCTGGTTGGCCTCCTGCCCCATCAATCGGCCAGCCGCTTTGACCTGTGCCATGCCACGCGCCAACAGCATCAACTGCTCGCTATTGCCCTGTGCCACTTCTGTCAGCTGCGACAACGTCGTGAAGGCTTCTTCGGACCCCATGCCGAAATTCAGCATCAACTTCTGCGCCGCAGCCAGATCCGGCAGACCAAACACAGTTTTCTTATCGAGTCCTCGCAGGTCTTCCAGCGTCTTTTTGGCCTTGCTGACAGATCCCAGCAGGACCTCAAACGAAATCGCTGTGGTCTCTGCGTCTGCGGACATTTTGAGCATTTGGCCGAATCCAGCAGCTGCCCCCAGCGTTGCCAATGTTCCACCAACACCACTCATTGCTGTTTTCAATGAACTATACGCTCTTTTTGAAGCGTTAGCCACAGTTGTCAACACGCCCATTGCCGACGCTGCCCGTGCTGCATTGCTTGGCAGCTGGCCCTGAATTCGCAAGTATTCAGTAATCTGCCTTTCTAGTCCGTCAAAGTCACCAGCTAACGCATCGGCAGCATCCCCAGCCAATCCCAGCTGTCCGGTGATTCCTCCGATTGATATGGCGTATCCGCCAATAGAACCCAATGCAGCCCCGGCCCTGCCTGCACCTCCAGCCATACCCTGCATTGCCGTTGCAGCCTTGCCGGCTTCCGTTTGGACGGCCTTCATACCGTCTGCGGAAAACAGAACCTGTGCTTCCTGAATCGTAATTGCCATCAGACTGTTTTCTGTTGAAAGATGTCTTCAGGTGCCCAGTAGCCCAGATAAATTAAAGCCTGATACATGGTCAGACCTGCAACAGTGTCCGGTGTCCAGTGGTACTTTTCGCACAGCCCACGGAACACCGTAGCCCACGGCACGGTTCGCCGCGTTTGCATCGGTGCGCCTGGTTGCCCAGGCGGTTTCAGTTTCCCAGTGCGTCTTTCTGTTCAACCTTGTGGACAGCCTCAACGATCCTCCGCACGTCACCAAACCATGCGATAAAATCGCACCCCAGCTGAATGCCTTGCGTGTTGCTCACGTTCGGCGGAAACTCATCCGGATGATTGACGCACAACGCCCGCCAGACTGACCACGCCAGACCGCGGAACGAACGGTCAAACCGTTCCTCATCCTCCATCGTGGCAATCAATGGACGTGCCGCAATGTCAGCTGCAATTTTGAACGCCTCAGATCGCACACGGCTGTCTACAATCGACTCCAGCCCGTTGTACGGGCTGTTGGTCGTCTGAACAATCGCAGCCTCTTTGAGTGCGTAATCGGCCAGCGTGCGCAATGCCAGCCGATACGTTTTCCCGTCCTTCGTCAACTCCACAGTCCGCCGACTGCAGAGATTAAACAAACCGTCCGCCACGGTTGAACCTCCTTAAAATCAGACAACGTCAAACGCGGTGCCGCTCGCTGCTGGCGCACCCTGTCCAGCAAACTTGTAGTCGATCGCTACCGGGTCGCCGCTGTCAGCGTCCAGCGTGATCGGCCCGACTTCAGTGATCAGAATTGTCCCGCTGATATAGTCGTCGCTGTCAGCGTGAAACTGTGCTGCCACTTCGTCATTCAGAATGAAAGGCATGGACTCGCCATCGTGAAGCATGATCCGGACTGTCCCGCTCCATTCCTTTGTGCCTTTTACGGACTTCCGCCAACCGCTCGTGCTGTTGCTGGCGTACCTGCCGCTGTTCGCTGTCAACGTGATTTCCCAGCGTCCTGTGTGGACTTCCTCGACTGCCGGGCTGCCAGTCTTAAACGTCATATCCTTGCCACCGTACACTGTGCCTGCTGCCATTGCTGTTTATCCTTCAAGGCTTGGCGATTGCGGAATAGAGAACACCGATTTTCAAATTTGTGGCAGTGGTTGCCACGCCCAGAATCGTGACATAGTCACCAGATGCCAAATCGCTGTACGGTGCAATGCCGCCGGCGTTTGTGCTCGCAACATAGACCTGCCCAACAGTGAACGCGGAATTGAATGTCAGGTTGCCACCCGTGGCATACTGCAACGGCTGGCCATCGCTCGCACCATGCAAGGCTATTCCAGCCACCTTGCTCGATGCCAACACGTCAGCGTCCGCTGGCTTCAGCTTATTGCTGGCCGTCGTATCCTGATAAACAGGCTGGCCAGCAGTCACAGTGCCACCGGCCACACCGATTGCAAATATGGTCGTGGTGGTCTTGACAACACTTGCCGCTGTGACGGAAACGTCTGCCATCTGTCAAACTCCGGTGTGCATTAACTCGAACTGAACCTGTGTTTCCCAGACGCCTGTTTGCGTGTCCTGCTCCGTTGTCAGTTGTCCGGTCGGTCTGCACTGAATCACCGTTGCAGCCGTGCCCGAAAATCCTTTGTCCGCCCATTGGGTGACGATCTCCTGCGCGATGGTCTTTCCGGCGTCGTAATTGATGGACAAACAGGACAGCGTCAGCGTTGTCCGATACCCGCGTTGGCTGTTCGTTCTCCATGCTGGCTCGGTCTCAATCGCGAATACCACTGCATCGTCGAAATAGCCGTCTTGGTCGTCGTCCTGCTGCTCGCCTTCATTGAATTCGTCAACACTGGCCACGACTCGATTTAGCGGGACAAGCGCCGACAGCGTCGGCGTCTGCGCCCACCATTCACCAACCAGCCTATCAATTCCTGTGTCCGCCATTATTTCACCAGTGCCCGCCGTTTGTTGCTGCCCCTCAGTTGTGCTCCAGCCTTCACAACCTGCTGCCCATACTCGCTCAGATGGTCCATCACTGACGGCCTCAAAAATGGCCTCTGCTTGCCGTCCTGCCGAAACTCCCACATTGCCATGTATGGGGCAACCGTCTTGTCCACATACACGCGGCCCTCTGGCTTCTGTCCCTTCATCCGAATTTCAACCGTGATGGATTTTCGCCCTTTGCCTGTCCGCATTCGTGGTGGTTGTCCTGGACGACTGGAACCCGGATCTGGAACACGCACGCCCTTCTCGAATTCCTCCGCCAGCTGCTCCCCTGCAATGACCACACGGCCAAACTCACGCCGTCTGACTCGCAGTTCTGCCCGTTGTTTTCTCTGGTACTCCCTGACCTGTCGCCTGATGCCTCTGGTAAACTTTTTGACCCGCAATTGCTGCCGTTTGGCCAGCCTTGTCAACGCCTTTCGCGTTGTTGCCTTCCTGACTCGTTTTGCGACTCGCTTCGTGGCTTTGGTTGCCTGTCTTTGCAACCGCTTGCCGCGTTTTGTCAGTTGTCGCTGTGCCTTCCTACCTTGTTTCGTGATCGTGTTTCGTGCTCGTTTTGCCCGTCGTTTCAAGGTGTTGCGAAATCTCGTGAAACTACTCTGTCGTCGCCTCGGCATTGCGTTCGTTCTCCCGTCGTGTTGGCTTTCGCTTGCGTGTGTATCGCTTGCTTACCAGTTGCCTGGCAATCAAATGACACCGCTTGCTGCAACGCTCCACGAAAACACCGGCAGCCGTTCGCAAAAACTTCTGCAATTGCGGTCGCCTGTCGATCAGTTTGACTCGTGTGCTCATGCGTCCGATCTCCGACAGATCAGATACGGCAGATCCACCCGGTTGAATTGCTGTTCGATCCGCTCCACGCGGTACGCCAGCCCAGCAGAATCAACCACGGTATCACCCACGCCGACATCCACAAGGCCCTGCAACAGCAAATAGAACTCGCCAACGATACCACGTCGCCGGCCTGCCTGGCTTGTCTCAATCTCTGCCGATGATGTGAACCACTTGCATCTGATGTTGCTTGTTTCGGTGTCCGCAATGTGACGCTCCGCCATGCTCTGCGTCTGCGCTGCTTTGCGTCTCCGAACGGTCACTGTGTCTGTCAATTGCTCGTGGCAGAATGAACGCTGAATCGCAGTCTCTGCCGGGTCTGTGTACATGACGCGCCAAACCGTCGTAACGGCCCCACGCTTCACGCTGAACAGATCCCCGACAGATACCCGCGTCGTCTCAATTGGCGTCCACACGTGCGCCCTGCGAATGGTCTGCCGGTCTGGTTGCTCAATCAACCTCACGCACCGTGACAGGCTGCCGCCGCTTGCCTTTGTCCAGGTCGCGGCTTCGCCCAATTCGTCGGTGTTCAAAATTGCTGCACAGTCCAATGCAAACTGGTCGCGTAGGCTCATTTGCTGGCCCTCTGTGTCTGCTCCGGCATGTCCTCAGCGGATACCTTCGTCAGATACTTTCTGACCACCAGTTCCTGCACTTGGTTTTCCAGACTAACCCGCACCGCCTGTGGAGTCTGCAGGTCGATTTTGATAGGCTCGTCGCCTACCTCAATTTTACCTGCAGACGGATTCCCCACACGCTTCGGCCCGATCCGAAACCCGAAGGTCTTGCCGCTTGCGTTCGGTCCTTTGGTGACTGTGATGCTTTTCAGTGCCATGTGATCAACTCCGCAAATCCGCCGCCAGAAAATGCCTGCCCGCTGTGGCGGACAGCGAACAGGCCACCGCATCCCGTCGGATGCGGTGTTGCTCGATCAAACCGCCATCACGTGAACGTGGTCAACACAGCGTTCCACCACGCACCGTAACCAATGTTATAGCGTGCGTAGGTGCCCATCTGCAGCTGCTTCATGTTCATGTCTTCCGCACCCTGCACGTTGGCCGTCAGGGCTTCACGCGGCTGGAAAATGAACGGTCGCAACGGCACGTCAACACGCAACAGATACCACTTTGCCGCATTGGTCAAATGCGTGCTCATGGCGACGGCTGGCGTATCCAGCACAATGTTGGTGCCACCGCTGTTGTTCAGGATCTGATTAAACGCCTTCTTGGCAATCGTTTCCAGTGCACGCGGGACAAGTGCCACAAACTGCATCCCGGAATTCAGTCCGGTAATCACGTCCTCATGCAACGGTTCGCCGTTGTCGTCTTTGAAACCCATCATCGCGCTGCGGGCTGCTTCGTAGCTTCCCAGAAACTCGTCGATGGTTGGAGTGGTGCCGGTTGCTGCAGCGTACGTCAGGTCATTGTCCTGGCTGCCGCTGTTGCCCCAGCTGTGGTCAGTGTCAAAAAAGAACTGGCCGTCAAAACAGGCAGTGCTTTCGCCGTTCACAATCGCACTCATCAGCAGCTTGTCAGGATGTCGTGCGGCTCGCTGTGCCAGTGTGGTCAACGCGCCGTCATACAGGCCCAAACGGTCGTCTGCAACGTCCTTCTTCTCAATCTCCAGCGAACCTTCCCACTCTTTGTTGGCGAGTGTGTAGGTTGCCCCGCGCAGCTTGTTATACACGCGGTCGCCGAGATATTCGCGGATCGACGGCATGGCACCCAGGATGCCATACTGTTCGTCTGCACCGTCAGACGGTGTGACGGTGCAAATCTGCGGATAGAACACGGACACCGCGGACGATTCGCGGTTGAATTTTGCGGTAAGTGCTCGGCTTGCCGCGATAGCCTTGGCAGTATCAAGTGCCATTGTGAAAACTCCTCAACAGAAAAGAAAAGCGGTCAAACCAAACAATCAGGAACCACGGTTTTCCAGATCCAACACGCGGACCTGCAGATTCTTGATGACTGACAGCACGGTGTTGGCTTCATCCTGCGTGCTGAATCCGTATGGGCTGCTGTTCGTCGTGTTGGCAATTGCGTAGTCTGGTGTGCCCGGTGCGGTGTGTGTGATCGTGGTCAGTGCTGCCACCGGCAACGCTCCAACGCCAACCGCGTCAATATCAACACGAATCTTCGTGCTGCTGATGTACTCCGTGACCATGCCAATCGGAACAGATGCGGTGCTTATGCTGACGCCAACCGTGAAGTTGTCTTCAGCATAGACTTTGCTGCCCACGTCCGCCTGCGCAAACCCAGTGCCCTGCAGGACGAATTCGCCTTCTGGCCAGACCTCAACAGTCAGGTCGCCGGCACTGCCACTGCTGTTGTCCTGCTCGCCAACCGCAACACCAACGAATCCATTCACACCAGTTGCGGTCACGTCTGTGGCGTAACCTGCAGCCGTCAGGAACACCAGCGTTCCCTCGTAGATGTGCACTGACGCTGCCACCGGGTAACTGCGTCGTCCTTCTCGCTTCTCAATCACCTGATTTGCCGTGACGGCCATTGCTCTGCCCTTTCAAATCGAAACCAAATCAAACCACGCCTGACCGTCAGGCTTTGTTTGCGTGCTTTACGTACTCGTCTTCCGTCATGCCGAACGTCATGCCGCGTTTCTGCAGGTCCGCAAACTCGGCTCGCAGTCCGGCGTGCGGGTCTGTTTCCTGTGGTGTGACTGATGCGGACAACACGGGATTTCGTGCGGTCACAATCTGCGTCAACGCTGCCTGCGTCTGCTCAACGCTGAACCCGGCGTCAACAAAGGTGTTGAACTTGTCGCCGGCTCCAGCCAGATCGCACAGGGCGCGGATCTGTTTGCATCGCACTCGCTCGACCTGTGCCAGGTCTGCGGTTGTCGTCTGAACAACTTCCGGCTGTACGTCAACTGCTGACAGATCCGCAGCAGGCTGAACCGGTGTCGGTGTCTCTGATTCCACAACGTCCGGTGTCTGCGTCTCCGTAGCCATCGGTGCTCCTTTTGAACTGAAATAGCGGTCCAAAAATCCTGCAATGCGTGCCCGGACCACGTCAGGCGCCGCATCGGTGAAATAGGTGTCCAGCAGCGCGGTTGCCTGCGCTGGCAGGTTCCGCAGGTCCGCATCTGCCAGACTGAAAAGCCCGGTTCTCGTTGCCGCTGGCGTGTCTACTACGTCAGCCGCTCGCAATCTCGTGAATCTCATCGGCCACCGTGCTGCCTTGCGGTCTGCCGGTGCCATGTCTGGTAATGTGTCTTGCCACTGCTGAAGATTTGCTTCGTCCAGTGCCGTCGCAATGCTCACGCCGAAGGCTTCCGGGTCTTGATCAGCCATGTCCAGAACATACGTTCCCAGATCGCCCTGCGGACTCGTGAATGCTGCGTCAGCAATGTGCAGGTCTGCCCGAACGGTGTCTCCGTCCAACCGGAAATTTGCCCACCTTCCGAGATACGACCCCATGCCGTCATTGCTCATGTTTGGGTGCGTGAATCGGGCTTTGATGCCCCCGCGTGATGACTGCCCGAAGTCCACCACCTGTTGCAATGTCTGCATGTCGGCTGTCCACGGTCTCGCGTCGCCTTCATTCAGGCTGCCGGCCTGCATGATTGACGCGCCGTAGATGACGTTGCCCTGACGGTCTACGCGCTGCGGTGCGGTGCGTGATGCGTCCGTCCGGAACATGCCTGCAGCTGGTGCGGTGTCAATT